CAACCCACGCCTAAAGCTCCACGGTCGATTAGGTCAAGCTGTATTTCTGCTAGTCGTTCTCTAGGAAAAGGCCACCCCCCTTCTTTACTAATATCATTCTCAGTGATATCTAGTATTACAAAGTGCCCGCTGGGAGTTTGTTCTTGTACAAGCGCATCAAAGGTTTTAAGCCTAAGTACTTCTAACGCACTCCAATCTAATATAAGCGGCAGTGATAATGCTACAGTAGTAAGCGCTCCTATTAACCACTTGTTCATTGCTGAGTAATGCTAATAGTCTTAGTACAGTTACTAACACAGTTAAAAGTTACAGCGTAGTTTTGGTTCGTAGCTCCTTTTTGTATAACATTTACGTTGTAATCATCAGTATAAAACTTCATGTTTGCTGTATGAGAGCCGTCGCCTTGCTGTGTCAAGGTTACTTGACCATTGTCAGCATCGTTATACCAAAAAATGTCAGCATCTTTATTGCCTAAACCTTTTTGTATTACCCTGGTAGAGTTGTTGTCAGCTCCATTTGCATTATAAACGTACGCATTATGGTTGCCGGATCCTTCCTGTGTAACCCAAATATCAGAGTTGTCAGCAAAACTAAACAGTCTTGCGTACATATCACTACCTGTTTGCTCTATTTTATATTCATTGTTATTACCTGAACCCAGTATAAACGCTTGATTATCATTACCATTTTGAACAATAGTAGAAGTATTGTCGTCTTGATCCATGTCTATAAGTGCGTAATTATCATTGCCTGTTATATTTATAGACCACGTCTGGTCACTATGATTAGACCAAACAGATTGAGAGTAAGCTGTGTTATTAATACCACTTATAGTTGTACTAATGCTGCCATTACTACAAGTGTGGTTATTAACTAAACTACCATCAAAACTGCCTAGCCCGCAGTAAACACCTGTAGTATTGCTAGAACCAACTTGTTTTACAGTAATGTTAGTGCCTGACCCCTTGTGTTGTACAGTAATAAGATTATCACCTGCGTACACGTACGTATTAAGGAGACTGAAAAATAATAATAGTATTGTCGCCCGTACCATTTACTTCTACCTCCATTAACATTCCACCTGAATTTATACTTACATACGAAGAAGCTTCTCTATCTATACCTATGTCAAAAGTATTTGTCCCTTGATGCACTAAGTACACATGTGCCCCTTCTACAAAAGAGTACGTCTGGTATTCAGGATCGTATCCTGGTGTAATACCTTTAAGTTCTACTCCGTTTAACTGGCCTCCAGAAGTTTCTTTCTTATTAGCACTTGTCTCAATTATAGCAAACAAGTCTATTAAAAAGTCTATATTCAACAGATCTATATCTAGTCGAGTAATTTCTTCTTCTTCTTCTAAAAAATCTTTATCTAAATCAGGAGCATCTTCAAAGAAATCTTTATCTAGTTCAGTTTTAGAACTACCTTCTTGTTCAGCTACAGCTTCTTGTACTTCAGGGGGCTTGTTAACAATTAACATATTGTCTATTAAACCCAAAGTAAGTCCGTCTAAAATTACTCCAGGAGTAGGTCTAGACTCAAAAGTAGATACCATAGTAGCTTGGAAAGGTTGATTTAACACCTCAACACCCGATTGAGTTGTAACTGTAATCTCACCTGATGTAACACCATTTGCATCTGGCAATAAAATTATTAAACTTCTACCCAGCTCATCTACTGTAGTTGTAAAATCTGTTCCTCTAATTGCAATAGTTGCACTAGGAGTTCTTATGGATATGTTTTCTTTGTTTATTCGCCCTAGTGCGCCTGTTATAAACCTAGCAGTGCCTGAAGCCATGTTTAACGCAAGCTTACTTTTAGAAGGGTCAGGGTCGTAAATGTAGTTATCAATAACTACTTTAGAGTGTTCGGTTAGTTTTAATACAGAAGAGTCTAAAAATTCTATAGCCATACGGCCGTTGCCCGTACGAACGTCGTCATAGGATAAAATACCAAGGTCAATAACTGCGGTTAGCTTGTCCTCATTATCTTTCCGTATAATTTCTCCATTACCACGAAACTCAGATATCTCTCCGATTTCGGATGCCTGGGCTATACTTGTAAATGCTAGAGCTAACAGCCAGAAGCGCATTGGTCAATATCAATAGAACTTCCAGACCCGCCACTAGTTTGTAATAATAAATTTGCTACATTAGTGCTTGTTGTGTCTGTTTGATCTATATCTATATCCATTGAGTCTCCAGTTAAACTAACTGTTATCGCATGGTCTGAGCTACCGCTTTGTGTTGTGTCTATATCATTAGAGTTACCAGATATAGTCCAGTTGTTAATACAACCAATCACTTCACACTTTACGTTTACATTATTAGAAGCTCCAGTAACTGAAAAATCTTGATTACCAGAAGTTGCAGTTGAATCTGCACCTTGAGTAAACACTAGGATGTTTCCGTCACCACCAGAAGAAGCCCAATCAAAGTCTGATTGTGCAACGTCTCCTGTAGCTCCAACTGCAAAAGTAGCATTCGCACTACTTCCTGTATTGCTGTAAGTCCAGCTTGAACTATTACCTTGTAAAATACTAGCCAAGAAAGTATTAGTAGATCCTATTTGATCTATGTCTACCGTCATGCTTGTACCACTTAATGTAGCTCGGTCTGTACTTTGTCCAACTTTGTTTGTTGCACCTATCTGGTCGATAGTTAAAGTAAGTCCTGTACCCGTTTGAGTAATATAAATATCATTATTACCAGCAATTACACCACCCGAAACAACTAATATAAGAGCACTAGTCAGTGTCTTTTTTAACCATTTCATCTTCGTCCTCCACGTTTAGTGTATCATAATTAAAGTCCCATAGTTGTTTTTCCAATCCTTCCACTACTAAGCCATACACTGCGGCTTCTATAGCGGCCCTTACTGCGTAACTTACGGCTTCATTTTTAGTGTTACCGCTTTCTACTTCTACTAGTTCAGTACCCATTTCATAAAATCTAAATAAGTCTGAACCCACTCCTGTTGATAAAATATTTTTAGTTGTAGTTACATTAAGGAGGACCTCTCCTGTTTGTACTAATATTGCTCGCAAAGATACAGTTACTACGTCTTCTCTGTATTGATTCTTTGCCCCTATGCCTAAGTACCTGGCTCCTACACCGCCTGTACGTATATTAGAATCGTACGCTACAATACCTCCTTCTAGGATCATGCCTGCGTACAGCAAAGGCTTCAAAGTATTACCTTCTTCACCATCATAAGTCTTTCTTGTATTTACTATAAGTTGGCGTTCACGACTTAAGTTATCTAAGCCTGCTCGCTCTACCACTACAAACCAGCTGCCCCTGCCAGCATCACGTAAGGCTTCAGTTAAAATATCTAAACCACCTTGCGTAACTGCAGTACTAAAACTGGCTACGTTATCTTTTGATTTTCTTTGACCTGTTGCATCAGGAAACTCGTACACTGCAACAACAGCTTGAGTATTAGGGGCGGGTAAATTTAAAAGTTGGTGTGCCGAACTAGGAACAATTTTAGGTCCCTCTGGGCATATTAATAAATCAATGCAATTAGTTTGTTCTTGAAATGCTAGGGTAGTACACCCAGACATTATAAATACGCACGCAGCTACAGCTAAGGATCTCATGTATGATTACCCGCTATCGCAATCTGTCCAACAGCCTCCGAAACTTCCTATAGGTATAACAATTTCGGTGGTAGATATAAGTACTCCGTCGAACCATTCTTCTATTGTAAGGGTAATAGTAATACCATTATTAACCCATCTTAATATGTTACCTTCTAGATTTATCTCTCCTGAAATAGGATTATCTATAGTAGGATTTCCTTCGTAGTTAAATAAAGACTCTGAAATATCTTTGGCTAAAGTAGAATAAATACGTGATTCTAAATTTCTAATAAATTTAGCAAGAACAGTATTCTCTGCTTCACGTTCTGCGTCTTCTAACTCTTCTTGAATTTTTTCAGCAATCTTTTCTTTACGCGTACGTTCTTGTTCATCAATTGTTAAGTAATGTGCGGACTGATTAATACCACTAAAGCTAGGGTTTGAAAATTTATGAACTAACTCGTCTGCAAGAATATTCTGTATAAATACAGCCCCAAACAAAATAATACCAATAGCCGCTACAACACGGATAATTAAAGTTTTTTCAGCTTCATCCTTTCTACGCTTTAACTCAGCGTTACTAGGTCTTCCGCGTTTCTTTTTAATCTTTTCTTTGGTCATCTCTATCTGCTTTTGCTATTTTGTCTGTGTCTATTAAGTTAGGTACTCCTAAAATTGTTTTAATCATTGTGTCCTGACGTATGATTTCATTGTCAAGACTACGCACTCTGTCTATCAATGCTACAAGTATACCGTGTTGAGAGTCAAGTTTTGTGCCGAGCCGCTGTTCCATCTGTTCTATTTGTTCAGCTACTTTATCGTCTACAACATCTAGTTTTGCCTCCATGCCATCTACAATTCGTATTACTAACTTGTAAATAAACCACCCTAAGCCTCCGGCCGCTGCTATTGGAAAGCCCACCTCGTTGATGAACTTAATAGCTTCTTCCATTGTCTTAAGCGTTTATAGGCTTAGCACGTTTCTTGGCTTGCCTAAGATTGTCACCCATAAGCATACGACGTTTTACAAATGCACGTCTGTCCTGGGGAAGTTTGTCAATAGAACGCTGTTGTCTTTTAGACACGCCTTTCTTTTTTAGTTTCATTCCTGGTCGTTTCATAGTTTTATTTTACCTCAGTTACTTACTCAAAGCCAAAATCTGAAACAAACTTTGCTTCGTTAGTTTGTGAATTCCAAGGTGATATCTCAACAACACTTATTGCACCACCCCCTGCTACTAAAGAGTCATACATGCCTCTACTTTTAGCTTCTATAATTAAACCTATAGATCCTTGTTGTGCATGAAAAACTTCAGCAGTAGGAGTTACAGAGTTAGTTATTGCATTATCATATTGCCAACTTTTACTATTAGCACTATTATTAGCAGTAAGCATAAGTCCAGTTTTGCTTCTCTGCTGATTATCATATTCATAGACTTTATAACATGCTATAAGTCTTATTAGTAATTCATCTTCAAAAAGACCAACTAAATATTTATCATCATCAGATATTGCTGATTGATATATAGATTTTATTCTATCTTTAACTTCATTTTCTGCACATCCTAAAAGACCAGATAGTTGTGACTCATTTACACTTTCTTCTGAGTATAATCTGTTGTAATCGCTATCTGCTAGGGTTGTTACTAATTCTCTTGTGTATGCCATTATTCAGGTTCCTCCGGCCAAACTACATCATCAATGTTTATTATATTAGTGTGTGAACCTGGTAAATCTCTTAATGCTTGTCTATAAGTTGTCCATTCTGCTTTCTTTTCTGTTGATAAAGGACTATCTTCTCCCTGTGTCCAATCCGAATCATATAACCTATCTCTTCGTTCTGCCTTCATTTCAGCTATAGCTTGTTCTCGACGTTTAGTTATTCCTATTGATACGGCTTTACCATCAGAAATTTTAAATATCTCGCCATCATAAGACCCTTCTATATAACTTTCGTCACTCCCAACAAAATTAGAAAAAGGTTGATTTGGATCACTAGTGCCAAACCCACCGGTTATTTCACCAGTAGCGGTTTTATATTTTGTGTATCTTTTTCCTGCTATTAAATTACTCATGAGCTTTTATTCACCCTCGATACATTTATAAAGCTGCTTACTGTAGGAGTACCGCCACCAGGTGGATTGCCTATACTTCTTCCATAAAAATAAGCAGTAACTCTATAGCTACGACCCGCTGTAAATGTAAGTTGTTCTTGCCTAGTCTTGCCGGCAAAATGCGCCCCAAAACTACCTGTCATTTCCCCAGTGGCCCAAGAAGAAAAGCTAGAAGTAGTATCTGTATTTACAGAAGTACTGCTCGTGCTTTCTGTTACGTTCACCGCAAACCCAGATCTTGCAGCACTACTTGTGCTCCCACTAGTTTGCATGTGCACAGTTATGACATACGCGCCAGTCTCAAGAATTGTGTTTCCTAGAATATCTAAGCTAATCTGCCCTCCGGCAGCTCCACCCATATAGGTAGTCCCTATAGGGATACCAAACTTATCTGTACTTGTGTAGTAGTGAAAAGGACTACTAGATATAAAACTAGACATAGTTCCTGAAGTATAATTAGTATAAGACTGGTTTATATTATCTACAGAAGCCATTCTACCTAACTGGTTAGCTCCAATATGATCTACAATCACCCCTCCATTAGATATTGTAAGAATAGCGTTCGACCCTGAACCGCTGGACGTGACTACAGTACCACTACCAAACTGCAGTTTATCAACTGTAATAGTACTGGTACCAATACGAGTCGCTGATAAAGTACCTGTACTAATAGAACCTGCGTTTAGTGCTACTGCGTTTACAAGATTTGCACTAAGAGATCCAATTTGTGCTGCAGTAATAGAAGCTGCTTTTATAAACGCTGTATCTATGTACACGCCCGCCGGGTTACCAGCACCATCTGTACTTGTAAGCACAGTAAACGGAACTATGTTATTGCCATGCGGGTTACGTATAGTTACCTGGCCTGCTTCAAATATTATGTTTGACGTAGAGGTATTATTAGACAGGTTATTACTAGCGTCCGCCATCAAGTACATACCAGCTACTGCGCCGTTAGCATTAACCGCTACACCATAACCAGCTTGTGAACCTGTCCCGTTTGTTACTGCGTTTTGTACTGCTGTTACCGAAGCAGTAGAAGCTTTACCAGTTAAAGCATTATTAGTAGATGTTTCTAATGTAGTTATCGCTGTAGCATTTGCTGTATCATTCGTAGCTCGAGTACTAGCTTCTGAAGTTATAGCAGCTTGGCTAATTACATCTCTTACGGCTACCCAGTTAGATCCGTCCCATCTGTATTGTTTATTACTGTCGTTTGTATCAAACCAAAGATCACCTGTGTTTATAGCAGTAGGAGCTGATGTTTGACTAAACACCCTGGGGTAATTGTCGTTTAAAGTATCTCTAACTGCTACCCAGTTACTAGCACCGACAGCACTAGCTCTATACAGTTTATTGTTATCATTAGAATCTATCCACAAATCACCTACTGCTATGGCTGTAGGAGCGTTGCTTTGTACGAAAGTTTGAGTTTTATTGTCTACTGTACTAGTTAAGTTAGTAATTGAAGTTGCGTTAGCAGTATCAGCAGTTGCTCTAGCGGTGGCTTCTGAAGTTATAGCAGCAGCAATAGTACTAGAGTTACTGTAACCATTAGTAATTGCTTCTAGTTCAGTTATTTCACTAACACGTGAGGTGTTAGCACTAGTTAAAGTCACTACGTCACTTTGTGCTGATGCCATAGCAGCACTTAAAGTACTACCTGTAAAACTAGTAGTGCCAAATAAATTAACTAAAGTAGCATCTCGAGCTGCAACCCAAGCATTATTAGCTGCGTTACGTGTGTATACTTGACCGTCGTCCGTGTCATACCAAATGTCGTTTGTAGTCAATGCATCTCCACCATCACGTTGTGTTGGTGCAGAAGATGATTTAATAACTGTAGCTGCAGTACCAGCTGAACTGCTAATTAAAGAAGTTAATGTGCTATACCCAGGTAGATCAGCCAAAGTCTCACTTAAATTTGTCATAACTGCGCCTATATCAATAGACGTAGTACCGCTCCTAGAAGCACTATATTGCCCTTCAATATCTGAAGTGCTTACATGGCGTACCCAATAATGATAAGTTTTGTTGTATCCAACTTCTTCTGACCACACAAAAGCAGAAGTAGTGTCTACTTTTATGGCATTTCCTATACTTGAATCAGCGCTTCGCCATACTTCTGTGTAAGCGAAGTTACCCATTTGAGGGTTATCCCAAGCTAATACAAAAGATGTATACGTAGCAGTAGCAGTAAACCCCGTAGGCGTAGGAGGAATAGTGTAGTCAGTTACTGTCGTGCCTTCAAAGTCTGTTGGACCTACTCCTGTATTTGGATCAAAAGGATTATCGGTAAGCGCTTGAGCCATACCACTATCAATCAATTCTCTAAGAGTAATAGCTCTATCTCGAGGGTCGCCTCTACGACCAAGCCGTACCTCAACTGCTTCTTTTATAGATTCAGCAAATAGTTTTAATTCAGGGTCGGCTTTTGAAGGAACCTTATAAACGGAAGGGACTTTAGTACCTTTAGTGGCCATTTAGATCTCCCTAAGTTCATCTATAGACTCACCAATACAAATCTCGTTAACAACTTTCGCTGACTCAACTTCTATTTCATAAGTGTTATGTAGTTTACTAGGGAGTCTTAGTATAGGTTCAGTAATGCTTGTTGCACTAAAAGAAGTAGGAGAGCTACCTGCTACAGAAAAAGCACTTCCTGAAGTACTTATAGTAGCGTGGTAATACAAAGTTCCATCTCCGTACACTTTAACTGTAACTGGATATTCTTCCGCTCGCACTTTAACAAAACCCATACTTGTAGGTTTAGGTGTAACAAACTCTTTTGTTTTCCAAGTAAACGTCTTATTAGTAGTAGCGCCTTGGAATTTTTGTATTCTTGGACCCGAACCAGTTTCTACTATTAAGTAAAGCTCGTTATCTACTGGGTTAGTAAAACCACCAGTAGCATCTGTAGTGCCCGTTTGAGTCAAAGTAGTAAGGGTGTTTTGTTGCTCTCCTCTAGGGTCAAATATAAATCCCCCATAGTTTGACCCACTTGTATAAAGTCCTACATAACGCCCTTCCCAAAGAAATCCACGTAATGAACTTGGGTAATAGTCTGCTCTCCATTGCTCTGGAGAAAGAATGCCCTCGGTAACAACATTTACATCAGTACCTGCAGCTGCAACAAGTCCGTCACCTCCTGCATATAAAACGTAAGGACCCATATCAACCATAGAAGTTTTACTTTGACATGCCTGGGCAGCTTCAATACGTACAGTACTCATAGACTGTGGGTCAGTACCTGCAATTAAATAGGGTGTGCCTTTAGTAGTTACTATAAGACCTTGCCCCGCCATTTTAATGCCTACAATCTCTTCTTCTAAAGTTATTCTGTAAGCTACAGGCCATGCATGTGGTAAAAATGGTTCAGAAAAACAAATACGTTTGCCTGTAAAACCTGCAAAAATACCATTTGGCATTGCAGTCAAGCCTTTCATTGGTCCGTCAGGATAGTCAGCACTTACTTCATTAGGTGGTCCTATCCAATAAGTACTTGGTATAACTTCAGCTAATTGTGAGTTGTTTAAGTTATCAGTTGTGCTAGCTGTAGCAAGTGTCACTTCTTTAACAAACTGAAATGCGGTGGTATTTGAACCTGTATTAGATCTATAAATACGTTTAGTAGCCAGGTTAGTATTACTACGACCGGCTCCAGACCCTGCGCTTGTGTCTAATCCAGATATAGTAACTGTTTGCCCATCCACTTTATCAAATACTGCAGAAGCTGCAGATGGAGGTCCTTCTTCTCCAAACGCGGACACAAAGGTGTAGATGTATGATGTACTGTATTTTGTTTGCGTACCATCGTCTGTACCAGAAGTAATACTTGTAGAAGCTGTGCCAGCAGGCGCTGGTATACCTAAACGAAATGAAGCTCTAGGATATGCTCCCGAACCTGTAGTAATAGTTGAGTTGTTAGACATACGAGGGAAAGAAGCACTTTCGCCCGTCCAATATAAACGATCTGTATTGTCACCAGCTATGGGTCCAGGAACTACATCAACTCCTTCGTCTGCCCATTCAAGCCAGTATTCATTACCGCCAGTTCTGTATTTATAAATTGAGTTTTGACCCGCTGTACTTAACGTATAGTCATCTGTGTTGTTACGGATAGGGGTTAAACGTCCGCTGTCGAGTATAACGTCTTTAGCTGTTTGAGCTAAAGTGTCAGCTAATAATCTAGGAGATACCTGTGGAGCGATGCCCCCAAATGTTATTAACTTAAAGTAGGCCACATTCTACCCCTCCAAAACTAAGTCTCGTAAGCGGGTACTCCTTGGCCCAACTTGCCTTGCCCATTTTGAATCTAGCATCTCTACGCCAGCTGTTTCCCATTCGCCTGCTTCCATAGCAGCTAAGAATTTCCTGAAACCCATCAATCTAGACAGTCCTAAGTTAAAACACATATTAACCATGACTCGTTGTCTTGTGTCAGACAAAGTTTGAAACCAAGGGAATGTACCCTCTAGTTCTTTTACACAAAGATCTATGTCATTACTTAATAAGTAATCAGATTCATCATCTGTAATACCTCTGTCGTCAACATTTCTGCCTACGCCGATTGTGTTTTTCCCAGCGCTGCATTTGTAAAGTGTAAGTACTACCCCTTCGTCACGTTTTAATTCTTGTATTAGTTGTTCTCTATTCATCTTTACCACTTCCATTAGATGCCCCAAAGTAAAAACTAATAACTGCTGAGGCTAAACCACCTAGGTATCCGAGTACTAAGTTGATTAAAGCTTCTGAGTTTTGTTCTGGGGGTTGGAGGGTTACTAAGAATATATAACCAAGAAAGCCACCCAGGGTAGCAATTCCCATGATTCTAGTAGTCCAGTCTTTAGAGAAAGTTTTCCTAGCGTCTTGTGTATCAGCTACTTCTAGCTTAAATACATCAACTTCTAGTTCTTTCATTTGGACTTCAAACGCCTGTTCAGCTTTTTTAAGCTCAAGCATTTGTTCAGGTGTTGCAGCTTGTACTGCTTTTTCTATAGCTTTGGGGTTGTTATCACATCCTAAAACGTCTGCAATCATATTTGCGGCCATACCGCCCATTGGTCCGCCTAATGCAGTCCCCAAGGTAGGCGCTACTGCACCTACAATATTCTTTAACAGCGCTTTCATTCATCCTCCACAATTATTTCAGGTGCCTCTTTAATTTTGTCTTCTTTAATATTAGACGAAATCTCTTGAGAGAGTCCCTGTTGTGCTGCCTGGCTCTTTTTAAGCTGGTAAGATTGCTCTACCACTTCGCCTTGTAGCTTAATCAACATGTTAAAACCTTCGATTACCCTAGGGGTTAGATCTTCGGTACTATACTTCTTGCCCTCAAAGTCAACAGTTTGAATCTGAGGTTGCTCGTTCTTTACTTCTTCTGTCATAAGTTACTCCTTAAAATATGTAATTAATTGATTATACCTAATTTTAGCCTTTATACGTCATAGACTTAAGCTTTTCAGGTTTATCGCCGTCTTTCTTGGGTGCGGTCTCAAGTGTAACGACATCGTTACCCTTATCGTCTTTAGCCCAAACAAGATTTTTGTCTTCGCTAGACATAGATCCTATTACTTCCATCTTTACCTCCTATTGATATATTAATGAAACAGTCGGTCTACTCCTGTAGCTACTATAATTAGTACATATAGACCTAAAATGTATTTTGTAAACTTGGCATCCATCGCGTCAAACTTTGCATCACCTTTATCTAAACGCTTTTCTATGTTCTCATAGCGTATAGCACACTCTCTTTCGTGTGATTCTAGTTTCTGCATTGTTTCTTTAGTCGTTGGCATAAATTATTCTTTTAAAGCTGCCACTTCAGCTTCTAATGCTTCTATTCTTACCATTGCTTCTTGTAAAGCCACTAAGGCTCTTTCATGTATTTGCCCTTCTGAAACTGTTTTGTATTCTGGATCTTCTATACCATTATCAAAGTCCTCTTTATCTTGAGGAACTACATGAACAAATTCTGGATTTGTTTTTTCTACTTCTTGAGCAATAAATCCATAACTCCATTTATCTCCTTCTCTTCTATCTTTCCAATGGAATTTTTGCAATGGTAAACCTTTAATTAAATCCCATTGTGAAGGACAATCTGTTATATCTTCTTTTAGTCTAACGTCAGAGTTAATATTAAATACTGCAGACGATCCTCCGTTAAGAAATATCTCTCCATTATAATTAATTCTTGCTCTATACGAACTGCTAGGTTGATTATAAACCCCAAGAGCATAACCACCATTACCCTTTGCTAAATAACCATAATCATCTGAACCATGTGAAAGTATTATACTCCAATCATTGCTAGAGTTTTTACTAATATTTAATTTAGCATCAGAAGCTTCTTGATGGCTGCCAGTTGCATAAATATTTAATCCACCTTTATTAGTGAATCGATATCTTTCTGTTAATACTACTCCATCTCCTACGAAACCAGAACTATCTGACATACGAATACTATAATCACCAGTTGAATTTGATACATATTCATCCATACCATAACCAGCAGATACACCGTGTTTCGATCCTGTGTCATACGTGTTCCACCACATGTGTGATGTGTTAGACGAATCTGTACCCATTGACATTCCACCAACTGAGAATGCATTATAAACATTATCCTGCCATTTATGCCCTTGAGCGTTCATGGAACCCCAAACAGTTTGTCCTACACCATTTGTAACTTGAAACGCTGCAGCATTACCTGATGATTCTAAAACTTCCCATAAGATACCTTTATCTGTAGTAGATATATCACTAACTCTTACACCATTTTTACTAAAGCTGATTTGTTTAGCATCTGCAGTATCATCTCTAGCTAGGTTTAAATATCCAGGTCCAAGTTCTGCAATATTTGCATCGGCCATTGTCGAACCAATTCCAACTGAAGCATTAGTTCCTATACCAATAGTTCCATTGACTGATAATGTTTGTCCTGGAGAAGCAGTTGCTACACCTACTTTCCCATCTTGCCTAATTGTCATACGAGCCGTTGAAGTATTATTTCCATCAGCAGTAGTAGAAAAGACTAATTTTCCAGGAGTGTCATTTGCACCTGGTGTTCCATCAATCTGTGCATGTATCTGAGCTGCTACATTACCGGCATCTGTACCGTCTGCAGCATTAAATCTAATATTCCCTAAATAGTCTCCATCTTGTACTACTGTATTAGCTCCTAAAGCTCCTCCTCTAGATTTACCAAATATAAGATATGGAGGATCTAAACTAGCGCTATTTCTTACTATACTTAAAGAAGCAGATGTCGCTCCTGTTCCTTCTATTTGTACTCCAGTATCACCAAACCCTAATGTTCTTGGATCTGCACCACCTCCAATAACAACTCTTCCGTTATCATTTAGTACCATTCGGACGGCGTTATTCGAATATATACTTAAATCGTCTGTGGAATTACTGTATATAAAACCCCCTACAAAATCATCATCTGAATCCCCTATAAGTAATCCACCTGAATGACCAGTACCTGCTTTTATGTTTATATAAGCATTTGTTGTTGAACCAATTTTTAAAGGTGATGTAGCATTGTATGCATCGCCCCCAGGATCAGTTCCAAGAGTTACAGCTGGCGCTGTTGCTACCCCAGTAAAAGTAGGACTCGCCAATGGTGCTTTGGTGGCTATAGAGTTAGTAATGGTCGTAGAGAAGTTAGCGTCGTCTCCGATCGCTGCGGCTAGTTCATTAAGGGTGTCCAACGCTCCAGGGGCGGAGTCAATCGTAGCGTCAATGGCTGCTTTTACAAAGGCAGTAGTAGCGATCCTTGTGGTGTCATTACCTGCGGATTGCGTAGTCGTAGTCGGATTCCCACCTAATGCGATGTCATCTGATATTACGTTACTGGTTATCTTTGTATTTGCCATTATCCTTCTAGCGCCTCAAGTCTTGATTTTAAATCATCTATTATTGTTTGTTGTTCTTTCATTGCCTCTACGAGTATTGGAATAATTCCTGATGTTTGTACTGATTTGGCGTACTCTGCATCCCCTTCATAATTAATTATGTCATGGATAGGGTTATCGTCTGAATCTATCTTACATAGTCCCGAATCTTTATAGACTAAATCTGATGCTACTGACTCAACTTCTTGAGCTATAAACCCGTATTTTGTTCCTGTTGCTTGTTTTGACGATGCCTTCCAAGTAAAAGTGCGACCCTTTAATGCTTTAACTTTATCCAAAGCGTTAGGTATTGTGACTATGTTTTCTTTTAGTCTTTGGTCTGATATGTCATTTGATGCTGAACCTGTAAAAGTACCTGAGGAATTTACAGTTAATCTATGTGCACCATTTCCATAATCATAAGCCATGTACATGTTGCCATTACCAACTCCGATGCTGAAATGTGTTGAGCCATTTTGTGAACCTAGTAAGTTCAAAACACCATAATTAGAGGTTGTTGGACTATTTCCACCATTACCAACAGTTAAATGACAAGAGCTATTAGCACTCCAAGCAGACCAACCTGTGGTCGTGTTGTTAAGAGCCATATTTTGGTCTGTGCCAAACCTTAAAATTTCATCTCCTGGACTAGCCGCAGTAGGAGTGCTTCCGTTATTCATGTATAGAGTTAAAGGATAGGCACCATCATTATGTCTTATACCTAATCTCCACCCCATGTTTCCTTGTTGCCATGCTAGGAAATTAGAAGCATTGGTTAATCCTTTGTATAATTGAACACCGTCTATTGCTGCACCTGCGGTATTACCCGCTTCAGATATTGTTAATGCACCTTTATTAGTGAATTTTTGACCTATGAATACATTACCACCATTGGGATTAAGTCCTATTGCATAGTTGGAAGCAAAATTACTACTCAGTCTTGATTGTAGCCAAAAATGACCATTACTCCCTTGGTCTCCCCAACCCATATCCAATACACCAGTACCTGAACTTTGTGAAAGTCTGAGCGTCATACTGTCGGTTGTACCCGATGTAGCAGGGGCGGTATTCGCATACGCACCTAAGACTTCTAGTTTTGCACCTGATGCAGGAGCAGTTGTGCTTGTTCCGATGCCAACTGCATTATTATTAAGGACTATGTCAGTGCCTCCGTCAGCACCAGCACCAATCTGAAGCACATTAGAGCTATGGTCGTAAGCTATGAATCCAGCATACTCAGCGTTTCCTGATGTTCCATCTGCGAAATGCATTCGTCCTATAGAATCATCACCTGCATAAATTGTTATTCCTTGGTCACCTACACCTTTACCTACTACTAATTGAGATGCTCCTGCATAGAAATTTCCAGGGTTTGCATAACCACCTATACTTACACGCCCTTCGTGATCTATAACAAACGGCGTGGTATGTGTTCCTGACGCCATTGGGTCGCCGTCTGCCGCGTTACTTACTCCAACACTAAAATGTCCGTATCCGCTACCTCCGTTTCCTATTGCCCAGTTTCTTCTTTCTGAATTAGAGGAGGTGTCGGTTAGATAAATTTTTGACATTCCATCGTAGGTTGTTGTATCACCTTTAATATCTAATTTTGCTTGAGGAGAAGTTTGATTTATACCAACATGCCCATTATTGGATAAAGTCATCATGTCGGCATTCCATGCGCTTCCACTATAAGTACTAAACCTTATATCAGTAGCACCTATGCTTTGGTCATAGTTAACGCCTTCAATCCACGCTAAACCGCTACCAACTGACGAATTCCCTTGGAAAGCAATACCCATTCTACTGCCATCAGTAGTGGATGTATTCTGAAGTCTTAAAAGCCTATTGTCTGCAAAACTTGTTCCATTTACAGTTCCTGCGGATATGTCTGTAGTAGGAGCGGTGACTGCCCCAGTAAAAGTAGGATTCGCTAATGGTGCTTTTAAAGCTATAGCATTATTAACTGTGGTGGTAAAAGAAGGATCATCGCCTAAAGCAGCTGCAATCTCGTTTAGGGTATCCATTGTCCCTGGAGCTGAATCTATAAGGTTATTTACTGCGGTCGTAACAAAAGCCGTGGTCGCAATACGTGTAGTATTGTTACCTGCCGATTGAGTTGAAGTAGTAGGGTTACCCGCTAAGGCTACGTCATCTACTATTAACTCACTTTGTACTTTTGTTGTTGCCATAATTATCCTATTTTAACAGATATAAATGCTCTGCCATCCTCTTGTATCTTCCATACCTTGCCTACTGCTAATTGATACTGCTCAAAGGAAGGCGATGCTACTGCTTCTGCTGTAATTAAATTGCCTGTTTTTTTAATTGGTATAATGTAATCACCAACGCTTGCACCAGTGATGTTTACAGGCACTTGCCCGCTAAATGCTATTCTGTCGTATTTAATTCTTTGTGCTTCTAATGCTGCTTCAAACGCTGCGAGGTCGGTTTCGTGTTTTGTTTTTCTTGCTGCATATTCTTCGTCTGTTTCAGGAGCTTCTTCTGCAGGATTGACATACCCTTGTTTTGTTAACTCTGGTCGTTTTCCCACAGCATCTTCGTTACCCCAAATATCACCACCTACATAAGCAGGGTCTGTAGACTTGACTACAAATGAGTGTGCTTCTGTAAACTTGTTTGTCAGCTTGCCGTTTTCATTGACTCCGCATATATCGCCTGCTGCTATCTCAAACGCAGTAGACTTTTTCTCCATATATTCTGCGTAGTCAGCACCACTTGCATTAATAGTTCCTGCTGCGTTGATAGACCTTAGTGTTGTGCCATTCTTTTCCACAGCCATAGCAGTTGCGGCACTATTCCTACCACCACTTGCAGCAGCAAAAAATAATGCGGTATCTGCACCTATACCTGAGCCACCATAACCAGATACAACTAAAACATTTGTACCCTGAGCCACTGCCCTGTTTATTCTGTGGTTAGTTGCTCCAAAATCTTTACCTGCGTAGAAGTAGCCTGATGTGTCTGCTGAACCTGTATAGGCTGCATGAACATCACCATCAGACCTAATGTCAAATGCTTTTGTGTGACCAGTTGTAGCGTTGTAATTTGTATTTACATAAAAAGAGTGTGCTTGAACGCCTCTATGCGCTCCGTCTGCTGAACCATAGTAAGTTATGTTTGAACCATTTTGGTTAAACATTTGGAACATACTGACAGTATTGTTCGTATACATATAAGCTGTTATGCCTGCTTGCTTATTTGTATTGTCTGTTCTGTTGTTCCCTAGTCTTATGTCCTCGTACCCTGAGCCTATGATGTCTAACATAGCTGCAGGATTATTATTGTTTATTCCAATTTTACCTGCATTAGATACCCTCATCCTCTCAGCACCAGATGTGCCTAGGACAATTGAATAGTTGTGCGGTGTTACTAGTCCAAATGTGTCATTCGGCACACCATTCATCGTTGAACCACTAAAATTAGAAAGCAGTCTAAGGGTTGCAGAGCCGTAGGAATCTATATCCAACGCACCGAACCCATCAGCATTTTCGTGCGTAATCTGTATTCTTGTATCTGTAGTTGTGCTATCGCCTACGTGTATTTGTGTGTTTGGTGCCGTTTGACCAATTCCAACCCGACCTGATGTATCAAAATTTAATGCGTTTGTAAAACTACCAGAGCCATGGTTATATCCAATAAAACCATAGTT